GTTTCAACAGAAAGAGCTGCTTTCACATTGGTATACGTAGATTCTACTCAGGGTTGGCTATTAAGGGATAAATAATCTCATGGCTGAATATAAAGCAATAAAGGGGTTTCAAGTTCAAACCCGTACAGAAGATCCAAGTGAAGGAATTGTTGGAGATTTTTACTATAACTCCACAGATGGTTTATTTAAAAATATATCAACAGGCGTAGGTTCTTGGTCAAGCGGAACAAGTTTAGGATCAGCATCTGGAGGTCGAGGAGGTGCAGGACCATATCACGCTGCGATAGCTTTTGGTGGAACAGGATCACCCCCTACTTCAGCACAATCACTTACAGAATATTATGATGGTTCATCTTGGTCAGAACAAAGCGATATGAACACAGCAAGATTTATGATGTGTCCAGCTCAACAAGGTTCTCAAACTGCAGCTTTAGCTGCAACTGGAACAACAGGTCCTACAGATGGAGTTCTTAATGAATTATGGAACGGTTCAGCTTGGACTGAAGTTAATGAGACAAATGCAACACACGCTTATGCAGCAGGAGCTGGTACTTCTACAGCAGCTTTAGCGATTGGTGCAGGCCCCTCTCCACGAGCCATTGTAGAATCTTGGGACGGAAGTAATTGGACAGAGATAGCTGAAATAAATGAAGGTAGATATTTTGAACAAGCAGCAGGAACTCAAACAGCAGCACTAATTTTTGGTGGTGACCCAGGAAGTTCTTTTACTAACAAAACAGAAAGTTGGGACGGTTCATCTTGGACTGAAGTAAATGAATTAAACACAGCAAGATCTACAGGTGGTGGTTTTGGAACACAAACCTCTGCTATAATGGCAACTGGATATACACCTAGTTTTGTTGCAAATACTGAACAATGGGATGGGACAAGTTGGACTGAAGTAAATGATGTTGGGACTGCAAGAAATAGACCAGGAAGTAATGGAGCAACTGCTACTGCTGGTTTAATTGTTGGAGGATACTCAGCTGCGCCAGCTATCGTAACAAATGTAGAAGAATGGGAAATACCAGATTTTACAATTAAGACAGTGACAACAAGTTAATTATGATTTATAAACAAGCAAAAGGAGGAAGCAACTATGGCATATAAATACTGTACAGCGACTAACTG